TTACAATAGTATAGTAATCATTTGTATTAGTTACGGTATACAGAGTACCGATAGATGTAGCAGGCTGTCCTCTATACAAATTCTTTGCAGTGAACTGTGCCATTTACGCCACCCCCATCCAATATAGTACCTCGTTATCATATACCGTCTGACTGATATCAGTCATCGTAGTGGCATCCAAAACATGCCCCACCTTAGATCCCGAATCGTGGGCAGCAGCAGTTGTGCTATCAAACCCACGGCCAGTCGTGACGCCACCAATATTGGCAGCCACAGTAAAGGTGTTACCAGATCTTGAAGACACCAACACCTTCTCTTCATCGGCAGCACCGCGGTCAAGCACAACCACAAATGGGAACGAACTCCCATCAGGGAATCCAGTCCCACTTGCAACACTAAACGATGCCACAGCGTCGTTAATGCCTGCTGAAAGCGTTGTTTCTGATGCGGCTCCTACGAACTCTCGTCTCTTTAGGGTCATAATGCACCCCGATCAGTCGAGCGAAATATCCAAGTCGCCTGTTGAAATTTTAAATGTATCCCCTGCATCCACAGACTTGCTGGAGCTGAGTGCTCCATGGAACAACAAGTTGTTACTGGTATGTTCATAGATCCCAACATGCGTAACCGTAGCGGCTGGCATGGCGGTAAAAGTAATATCAGCAGTGTTAGAAATTGTTCCACCGGAAGCTGCGGTACCGAAAGTGATCGTCTGACGGGCGTAAGACCCACCGGAACACTCAGTACCGCTTCCTGCGTCAGTTGGGTTGGATGTGAACAATGCGAGCTTCACGGTTGAGCCTGCAGTGTATGCAGCGTTCTTCAATACGTGATCTAGCAGTTCATCTTCCAAATAGTTGCTAATTGCGGCCATTATAACCTCCTGTTTTTATACTTACTTATGAGCCTTATTATGGCCCTATGGCTTCTTGAATTTGCCAGTCGCTAAGACTAGATTTGCAAGCGCACTGGGTACGCTCTGAATACGGTTTTCATTTGAGAACATAAAGCCGTGAATACCATATGTACCACCACCAATATACTCAACCCGTACATGACCCTCATTAGATGAAGGTGCCTTAGATCGCCACACTGGTGGCGCCTTCGGCGCTTCCTCTACTACATCGTCATTCTCTTCGTCAGCCATGTCTACTCCTTGTAATGAGCCTTAACTTCAGATTCCTTGGCCCTTACGAAAGAGCCGGTAGCAATCAGAAGCAATGCTTCGTTTTCTGGAAGCGCCTTGAAAGGATGTTCCAGGGTGAAATCGTGTCCACCTGAGGCATATCCTCTTGGCCCGTCCATCTTGATCAATATTTCTTTTTCAGACGCAGCTTTCTTGGCGGGGGCTTTCTTAGCCGGTGCCGGGGCCGCTGCTTCTTTTGGTTCTTCGACTTCCGCATCCTCAATGGACTTGGAAGTAACTACATTGTCATCAGCCATGATTAAATATTACCATACCTCCTTTCATAATACCAACACTTCGTTTTAACGAAGACGGGGGGCAGTTCCTCAACTGCCCCCTCGCCCTCATCAGTTATTCAATTTTATTAAGCGGCTCGGCGCTTAATGTTCTTAGTAATCACGTAAGCATCGAAGTTTTCGACGTTTGACGCAACCCTAGTGAACTGAGTATACTCAATCGTGTCTTTCTTTGGCTTGAACTCGCGATACACGACGATTTCACGCTGAATACCAATAATATGGTTCTGCGGGAATGTCATGATAAGGTAAGCGTGGTCGCCTGCGGCACCACCGTAATCGCCAGCAACGGATTCCGGCATGAGGGGAACCTCAGTAACCGGGATACCAAATGGACGTAGACCTGTTGAACCAGGCCCGCCACTTGCACCACCATCACCCTCGAAGTACCGACCACCAATGTTAGAGTTGACAGGGGAGCCGCCAGAAGCGACATTCCCATCAACCTTAACGGACGGATCTCCAAGATGATAGATCGTATCCTGTACCAACTGCGGACCAGACATGAACCTGAGTTCCTGCCTGCGCTGAAGGTACTTGCTAGGAATCTTACGGAGTGAACGATCATACACTGAACGTGAAATCGGCATGCCGCCTTCTGCGTCCAAAACATAACCGCTTGCCAATGCAAGCTTAACAAAGCCATCAAGGCTCTTGAGTAGAGCATTGCTGTCCGTTGTATCGCCATTAATAAACAAATCATCAAGATCGTTCGCTGTTTGGCGAGCCATCACTGATGCGAGATGATCCTCTAACGAATCACCCGCAATGTTGTCCTCAAGGGACTCAGTGCTGACTTCCCAGTCCAAGCGAAGTTTCACAGTTGTAAGCGACACTTTGGTGAAGGTCACAGCAGCGTTTGCGCCGGTGTCAGAAGCCTCAGTTGCCTTCGCCATGATGCGCGTACCAATGGAGAGCTTATCGATCTCCATCTGCGGAGTACGCATACGCACAACACGGGAATTCTGCAACAAGACAGACTGATCAACAACGAAATCAATGAAGCGGTTCGCCTGAGCGGGCTTTAAAATACCACCCGAGGCATTGCCGACAACGCTGGTTGTAACTTCATTTGCTTTCGCAAGAATTTCTTCCTGAGTTGACATTTTTTCCTCCTATTATTTTCTTACTTCTCGTAGCCCAGGCTCTTAATAAGTTCCTGGGGTAGATAGAGGTTGTCCCAAAAAGAAGACTGTGCCTTCTCAGTAAGAATTTCTTCCTCCACCATTTCTTCGTCGCTTTCGACGCTCTTTTTAATTGCGCCGGCAGTTTCTAGCTGCTCGATCTTAGCCGAAGCATCAGATAGAGCACCCTTCTGCTCTTCGATAATACCAATAGCATCATCTAGTTCCTTGCGGAACTCAGCAACAGCATCATCGATAACAGCAGATTCGGTTGTGGCCTCAACGACCTCAACTTCCTCGACTTCAACGCTTTTTGCAACTGAATCTAACTTCTCATCTACATAAGCCTCAATATCAGACTTAAGTTCCTCGCGGAACGTGGGAAGCTTCTCATCAACGACTGCACCAAGCGCGTCCTTAAGCATTTCAATATCCATATTTCCATCTCCTTCGGATTCTTGATTTGAGTCAGGAGAAGCTTCATTCTCGAACTTCTCTATGTCGTTTGATGCGGAATTTTCATTTTCCATATCAGTATGGAGCCAATTTACGAAACGACGAAGTAGGGATACTTTATCCTGAACGGACAAGTCCCCCAAAACGTCTACACTTTCCGCAAATGTTTGGTCATCCACAGTTAGAACATTATCATAATCTTCATCTTTTTGCAAACTAGTGTTCGTTTCTATATCATTTTCATCAGTTTCAAGTACATAACATAGCTCTCCTGCCTCATTCGACTTAACCAATTCAACAACAGCAGCGGGATTAGCTGGATTATCTACCAAACTAACCTCGCCAAGTTCATATTTGGTTATACGATGGACAGGGCGGCCTAATTGTTTACTCAATGTTTCATCTATATTTTTTTCTAGTATTCTTCCACCGACTGAGAACGCTGCCAGCGTTCCGTCCAAGACCTTTTCCCAAGTACTTTGGGCACCCTTGGATACAAACGCAGACAGCCTCATGCCCTTATGCAGGGCACCATCGATTTCTAAGTCGATAGGTTCATAATCAATTGCCTTACCAACGGCAATCGGAGCGTGCATCTCTCTGATGTTGCCACGCCAAGCCTTAAAGGCTGTCGCAGAAGCACCAAACTCAATGATGTCGCCAGAACTATCTATATTGTCAGCGGTGGCAACTCCTGTTACAATGCGCTCTTCCGCCTTGATCATCTCAATAGGAAAAGACACATGAAACGTATTATCTTGCATAATCGCCTCCTGTATTCAGTATAATATACTATTTATTGCATAAAAACGCAAGTTGTGTTAAGAGCCTGTCCCAAACACACGACAGTTAACGGCAGTGGTCTTGACTTCAAAACTGTGGTGGTTTCCGGGTATGGCAATATAAGTAGTGCCGCCAGGTGGTATTGCAATTCTGCGCTGATCAGTTGATCCGCCATCAAATTGTATTGTAGCGATGGTTGTCGCATGTGAATTCCATACCCATAAACAACTTACTGAAATATGATCGCCACCAGCAGACGTAATCTGGATTACTCCATCGGAGTCCTGGTATCCGTCCGGGGTGCCCCACCAGACGATAGATTCCATTCCATTATAAGACATAGTGTCCTCCTTTATTCATCTTGTGCTTCCCCACGTTCTCGCCGTTCTCCAGTGACCGCCGTAGGCGCTTGGCCACCAGCCCTGTCCGGTCCCGCTTTAGGCGGAGAACCAGACTCAGCATTATCGTTGCCATCCGGTGCGCCCGGTGGCTTTTTGGCTTCTTCTTTCTTTTCTTTCTCATCCATATCCAACTGTCGCATTCTGACGTTGGACGGGAATGGAAGAATCTCGTTACCTCCAGAACGCTGAGGTATCCCCATCTGTTCCCTAACCTCATTCGGGGTAATAACCTCTGTCCTGAGATACCTGTCGTTAATTCGAGATTGAAGATCATCATCAATTAAGTCAATCGTTTCAAATCTGAAATTTACAAGCTCTGTATACTCTTTGACGATCCTATTGATTCTTTTCTCAATAATCTTTTGATCAGGACCAACAACTTGAGTCTTAAACGTCTTGTCGGCATCCCTAGACACGGCCAAGTTGGCATTATCATAAACACCAACCTTCGGTGCTGGAACCCTATTGCCGACCAGGATCTCATCACGATTAGACTTACGATATTTATCGAATGACGAATCTTGCACCCCGGCCTCAAGTTTCTCAAACCTAATATCAGAATCCTGTCCCATCGAAGGGGGAAGGGGAACAATCAATGTTCCATGATGCTTACCCTTAACTTCTTGACGGAAGTAATTTACAAGTTGGTCCTTTGATTTCTGACTCAACTTGGCTCCCTTGAGAACAATTGCATACCTCGGAATGGCCTTGTTTTCAAAATAATCAATATTATATTCCTTGGCAAACTTGTCTCCGATAATTGCAGCCGCAGCCGGAACCGCCGGGGGAACTCCGTAATATGTGTTATTTGGAGTATAAGATTTAAATTGAATCATTTCATTAGGGGCGCCATCCTTCCCCATCGGGTCCACCCCTTCCAAATCCTGGAAATTTCTAAAGAAGACGGCATTTACTTTTGAAGTATTTGCAAGTTGTATAAATCCATCCCTATTGCGCCGGACGCGAACCAGTGTAGCCGGAACATGACCAACGTATCCAATCTGTCCAGCATTAGTCCTTCCGATTTCCAGATATCCGTTACCGACAGTAAGATAGTCATTCCAAACCTTAATCATGGTTTCGATAAACGTCTCATTCTCATTAAACTCATCAAAGAGCTCAACCATCTTGCGCTTTTGACGATCTATGTCATTTCTAACTCGTTCAAGCTTAGATACAGAAGTTTGACTTCTTTCTAATTTCTTTTGCGCTCGGTGACTATCATCAAAATCAAATCCTAAGCCAACAGTATTCATAGTGCGAGCATTTACAGCGGCATAGTGAATAGAACTCTGCTCATACAATTCAGCTAAAGTATCTAAATCATATGGGGGAGTGACAACATCAAATAAAGCATATCCGTCAATAGTTTCTGGATCGATATACTTGCTGGTGGCACCTTCGGTATCTATTGCTTTCTTAATAAGGCTATTAGCCTTACGCTTCATCTTTGCTGGCAAACTAGATACATCAAGTTTCTTAAAATGATCATTCTGCTTACTTACAACATCAAAACCAACATATGAAACATCATCAATTTCTGCAATCGCTTCCTCGTCTTCAACAAATTCAGTCATTGCCGCCTCCACTTGGCATTATCTTGGTCGGATCAAAGAATTCTTCCATAGGATCAGGAATCTTTCCATCCAGCAAACGCTCAGTTTGCCCTTCAGCCTCATCGTCGCTAACCTTTCTGGCCCCCTCGACCCAGTGAACCTTCCCGCCAGCCCTGTCGGACCAGTAGGCAGCAGCCTCAGCGACTTGACGCTCAACTACCGGGTTGCCAACGAATCCTTCAGCGCAAAGAATGTTCCTGTCGGCGTCCATTAACAACTGACCATTTGGGAGCATCCATGCGCACACGCCGAAAATGCGCTGATTCACCAAAAGGCCGCCTCTGTCCACATAATTCCTGTTCATAATGAAATCTTACCACAAAATGGATGAAAAAGCACTACTTATTGTCTTTTTCTTCATCAACTTGTTCAAATTTCACCATTTTCAAGGCAAACTCCGATAAAGTAGAGTAACTCTCAGGGATCTTGTCCCCTTCGGGAAACTCCAATATCTCGTATTCGCCTGTTTCGTGGCATATATATTCTTGCTCTATATATTTATCCATAGACTAAAGAGCGCAAGACGTACATTCGGGATCGTCTATCCTGCACGAGTCGCCATCACTAGTTGAGTTGAGAACTTGCTCATGTCTTGAGCCATCACGATATATGGTGATTCCCTTGCATCCCTTATTGTATGCAAGCCTATATAGGTGATCAGTTTCTTCAACTGAGTAGTCTGGCGGGCAGTTGGTTGTTTTGCTAATTGCGGAATCAACCCACCGCTGTGCAACGCTCTGAATATTAATGTGGTCTTCGGGAGTCAAATCTCTAGTCGTAACACAGTACGACGGAAGATCGTCCAAACTGAGTCCCAATTCTTTGATGACAGGAACAGTCTCAGTGTGAATACCGAGTCTACTAGTTCTGCTATAGGTCCAATCAAAATATGGCTCAATACCAGTGCTTGTACCCATCATCGTTCCAGTCGTCCCAGTCGGGGCAACTGTAAGTAAACAAACGTTCCTAATGCCATGTTCTGCTACAGCTTCACGAATTCCAGAAGACATGCCTCGCATGAATCCAGATTGTAAATATTTTTCTGCGTCGAACTTGGGGAACGATCCTTTTTCTTTAGCGAGATCAATTGAAGCACTATACGCTTCAACCGCAATGGTTTCAAATAAAGCCTCAGTAAAAATAACGGCATCTTCGCTTCCATACTTCAGTCCCATCCTCACCAACATCTCAGCCAGCCCCATCACGCCAAGACCAATACGCCTGTTTCCGCGATGGTTATCGTCAATCTCAGGAAAATGATATTCATTTGCATCAATCACATTATCAAGCATCCTGACTGCCGTCTTGACCACATGACCCAAATCATTCCAAAGAATATCTCCAGTGTCATCAACAAATTTTGCAAGGTTAACTGCCCCAAGAGTACATACTCCATAGGCTTCCAATGGCTGTTCCCCACACGGGTTAGTGGCCTGAAGCCTACCGAAGTACCAAGAATTACTCATCTTGTTTGATCTATCTATAAAGTGAAGTCCTGGCTCTGCTGAAGCCCACGCAGAAGAAATGATCGCATTCCAGATCTTTGATGCCTTTACAGTTTCGTAAACGTTTACATCCTTGCCAATATCAATCCATCTCTTGATATCTCCATCCCACAGTGCATCATATTCTGGAT